GAATAATTTCATTATCAAATTGAACATAACCAGTAGCAGCCAAACCAGCAACACTACTCATAGTGATTGTAGTATCTGATGCACTAATAGATGATGCTAAGTATGATGTAGATGTTGAGCTATTACTAGATTGTCTATTGATCCATACTTGGATTGGACGACCCGTAGCGTTCTTATTAGGTATTGTAGAATAGGTATCTTCTGAAATACGGCTAATATTAATATCTATTTGGTTATTATCTGATCCAGTTCTTACAACTGTGCTTAATAAGTCAATCGTATCTACTGGAATTGGATATGTAATTTGACCAGTCACTAATGGTATTTGACCTTCTTCAATAGTCCATAGGTTAATACCACGATTAGCCCATTCTACAGTAAGTAAATTAAGGCTTCTTCTAGCTGTTCTAAAGTCATAACCAGATCTTAACTCTAAACCACAACGCTCAAATGCCTCTTCAATGAGGTCATTCATGTTTAAATTAAATACTGATGTGCCTGTTGTTTGTGCCATTATTTAGCTACTTTCGCAAATTTTTTCTTGTTTTTTGCGTTATACGCAACTTTTCCACCCTTAGCATACTGAGTAAAATCAGTATTATCTCTACGGGCTTTAGTTTTACCTTTAGGCATTTTGGAAGCTTTGATATCTCCCATTCCACGAGAAGCTCTCATATTATCTCCTTATTAAAGCTAAGCCACCATCATTAAATAGTGGTACGCCATTTTCATCTACATTAGGTCTTACTGGCGCATATTGTGCATATTTAGGCGCATATACTTGTGGTGCATTTGATACCTGTTGAAAAACTTCTTGTGGCTTTGCAACCTCTTGTTCTGGTAGTCCTTTACTCATAGATCTAGCAAATGCTGGATTATTTTGAGCCATAACTCCTGCAATTCCTGGGCCTTTTATACCAGCTTGTTGAGGTGGTGAAACTCTATCTGGCTGGCCTAATCCTTTCATTCCCATAAAGGATTCTGCTGGATTTTGTTGTTTATTTTGGTAGTCAACAACATTTGTAGATACTGGTCCAGCCCATTGTTTTACTGGATCCATATATGTAAATCCACCATTAACTGGAGCTGGTTTTGAATCTCCACCACGAGCCATTTGTTTAACAAACTGACCTTGATTAGACATAGCTGTATTAGCCATATTAGGTTCTACATTTACAATGCTACTTGGATTATGACCAGGATGCCCTTGCACATTAAATGTTTGAGGTGAATATGGGTTAGTACCAAACTGTGGCTGTGTGCTTGGATACATGCCAGGATACCATTGTTTAGGTTGTCCTTGAATTAATGTACTAGACGGCAACATTGTATTATAACTTCCAGCATTTTGAGTATTCTCATTTTGCTGCATATTAGCATTAACTTCACCATTCATACCATAAGGTGAAGCCATAGGTGTTTGACCATATTGTCCATGGTCAGGTCCTTGTTGTCCAAATTGAGAAGCTTGCGCCATTACATTGGGCCTTTGCCACTAGGCACTTGTTGTCCTTGCATTAATTGCTGCATCATTGGATTCATAGGCATAACTTGTGGTTGCATTGGTCCGCCTCCCATTACTGGATTACCATTTTGCATTTGTTGCATCTGTTGCATTTTAAATGCATCTAACATTTGAGGTGTAATACCTTGTGGTAATTGACCTGGACCCTTAGCTTGTCCTAAACCTACTGGCATATTACCTGGTGTAGGTTGCACTGGGTTGGGATTAAATGGAGGATTATTAACACCAATAGGTTGATATGGTTGAGATTGAAATGGACGATCTCTATCTTGTCTTTGCATAGGCAAACCTGGACCTTTACCTTGTTGTGGTTGTCTGCCCATAGGTTGTTGAGGCCTTATTTGAGCGCCTTGTGGATTCATTTGACCGCCTTGTGATGATGCACCCATTTAAAACTCCTTAATCATTTGTACTTGAGTATTTTGATACCCAATATCTTTTAAAAAACTTTTAGTCCAGCCAGGTCTTCCTGTTAAAGACAATGCTGAACATCCTTGTTGCTTAGCCCACTCAACGATATGTGGTTCCATTTCTTCAATTTCACTAATATCGCCACCAGCTAAAAATATATGAATCATTTTCTTTTGTGGATACTGGACTACTTGGCTAATTAAAGCACATTTTTTGCCAGGCCAAAATTCAACTCTACCATACATAACATCTTCAAATATATTTTGAATTGTATGTGTGCCATGTGAATATTCTAATGCAGCTTCAATCCACTGTTCACATCTTCTAAATTCTTTTACCCAGTGTGGTTCATACTGGGAATAGTCTAAAGGCATTAAATCATGCGTCCTTTAGTTTTACCTTTTATAGCACACCCATCTGCACGTTTAGATGCTGATCCACCTTTAGCCATTTTCTTAGGTGGTTTTACTTGAACGGGTTGTGAATCGTCAAAAGCTGGAGCTTTGCTTGGATTTTTTTTAACATATTCCCAAGCTTCTTCTTGTAGTTTGTAATCTTTTCCAAAATCTTTTTCATTCTGAGCCTTTCTAATTTCTTCAAATTCATCTTTAACAATTTGTTTAGCCATGATTAAATAATCTTTCCTTTGGTTTTACCTTTAATAGCAATACCATTAGCTTTAGATAATTGAGAAGCTTTGCCACCAGAAGCATATTTTTTCATAGCTTTACCGCCACCACATAATGATAGTTTAGTACCTTTACCACCTTTATGCTCTTGTGCGTCATGTTGTTTCATAGCTTTTTTGATCATAGCTTTATCTTGAGCTTTATCATCTTTACAAGCCATACCACCTTTTTTCATACCTGGCATAGCTGGAGGCATACCTGTAGGCATTGGGCTAGGTGATACTGGTGTTGCCATAGGCGCTGCTGGCATGCGTCTTGCACGTGCTGCCATCATAGCCATTGCTGGGTTTACTGATTTCTTTTTCATAATATATTCCTTAAATTAACATTTCCAACGTTTGAGAGAAGCTGCTTTTCTAGTGGGTCTACCTTTTTCATCTTTCATAGGACCAGGCATACCAGACATTCTTGCACAGAAAGACCTTTTACGAGCGCCACCTTGTGGTTGTGGTGCCTTTAAATGAGATCCTGTAGCAGCGTTATACTTAGCACGGCCTTTTGCAGTTAATCCAGCACCTTGAGATACTGGTAACTTTTCACCACGACCTACTGCTAAAGATACACCACCTTTTTTCATCTTAGCTGTTTTAGCTGAATCAATAAAGTCTTGTTTAGAAGGTGCGCCTTTAGATCCAGGCTTACGCATTTTTTCACCAGATCCAGCAGCTATACGTTTTTGTTTAGCATGTATATTTGCATAGAGTCCACCTTTAGCAAACTTTTTACCTTTGTCTGCTTCAGCAAAATCTTTACCAACGGATTGTGGGATACCCACCTTCTTAGCAAATTTAGCATTATGAGCTACTGCTTCCATAAGTTTGTGTTGTGCTTTTGATTTACTTGGCATATTATTTTCCTAAACAGTGTGTAACCATCCAACTAATAATACCTGAAAGAATGGTAGCAATTCCAATAAACACTTTCCAACCGCCTTTAATTTCTTCTAAAGTCTTTTCAATATTATCAAGACGATTTTTTAATTGTTCCATATCTTCCATAATTGTATCTACATCAGATTGAATATGTTTAATTTCTACGCCATGTTCTGCTAATTCACGTTCATTACTCATGATTTATCCGTAGAATACTTGAGCTGTTAAACCAGCACCTGCAACTGCAGATATATTTGTATCGCATTTAATTCCTTCCCCTGGAACTTTTACATATACTGAACCTGCTGCGCCTGCTGGAGCTGTGTAAGTGAATTTTGCTGTACCACCAGTGCCATCATTGATTGTTAATGTAGCTGCTGCCGTATAGTTAATTAAAATACCTTTAATACGAGCTGGGCCATTAAAAATGGTAGTGGTTGCGCCCGCTGCTGCGGTGCCTGACTTTACATCTGTTTGCATCATAATTAATCTCCTTAAGTTATAAACAAGGGGGAATTAACCCCCTTAGATTAATTATTGTGTGTCGTATGTTGAACGATCATCAGATTGTGCGTATTGAACTGTCACAAAACCTGTGCCTGCTGTTGGCTGACCTACTGATGTTACTGTTACAACAATAGCTGATGAAGCTTGTTGGCTATTAGCTGCTGCAACATCAATTGGAGTTGATTGCATATTAGTTAATTGAGTTGTTGTAAATGTAGGTGTTGTACGACCTGATGTTTTAGCATTTACACCTGAAGCATACTCTGTACCACCAGAAGTTTT